CTTGATTGTAAACCTTTTATATCTGAAATTTGCAGTGGCTTCAGAATAATTAATGTCTGTTGCCCTTACGTCTAACTGAATGTCAGAAATAGATGTTGGCAACAAGTCTTCAAACGTCACTTCTACATTAACATTTTTCGTAGAGTTCAGAACTGTGAGCGTGGCGTCTGAGAAGATACCAGAGTTATCACCTTGGGTTCTAGTAACAAGATTTTTATGCTCATCGAAGTTATCAGGGAACGTGATTCCAATTAACCAGTTGTGTATTTCAAGATAGTTTTTCATATCTTCATCTACACGAAAAGTCAATGCAAAATCCCCATACTCTATCTTATCTGCACTGAATGAGAGATTAGAGAATGGCGTGCCCACAGTGACGAACCCAGCAGTGAGCGAGGGTATCGTAGCTGCTTGCACATAGTATTCGATGTTAGGCGCTCTCTGTAGAGCGAACCTAAACCCTATAGGGGAAAGAAAGTTTTGAGCCATATTTATTCCATATTTTTTTAAAAAAATTAAAAAAAGTGCTTGACATTTGGTGAGAAAGTGCTTATATTATATTTATACGATAGAGAAAGAGAGAGACATGAAAACCGCTGTTAAAATCATCGTTACGAAGAAAACACTCTTTGCGCTGCCTAACATGCTCATTGCTGCTATGGTTCTTGTTATGATGTTTTAGGAGGAATATGTAATGGGATACAAGTTGAAACTCATTCGTGATACAGACTTGTATGTACTGACCATTGTTGATAGTAAGTCTGGCTATCGGACAGAAGTTCGTGGTAAAAGCAACTACGAGACTGATGGTTACGATAGCGACGATGCCCTACACAAACTACTAGATGTGGTTGGTAAGAGCGCAAACATTAGTGAGTTGATGAACAGCGCCTGCGTATCAATCAATCATCAAAACTCACTGGCTGCTGTTGCAAACAAAGCACTCGACAAAGCGTTTAGAGAATAAAAAAGGGAGAGCCGAAGCTCTCCCTTTTCGTCGTTTGGTAGGTTAACCCTACTCTTATCTTACATGATGTTAGAAACAGCCACTCTGCGATAGTAGATGTTCTGGTTAGCAGAAGCAGGACTCGTGTTGTCAATAACACCGTCACCAGCCGAAGTAGCGAACGGATTTGCGACCATGCCGTAGCGAGTCTTAAAGCCGATCTTAGGCTGGAAGCTATCTTCGCCAACCGCACGAACCATCTGCAATGGAACGTATGGGCAGTAGAAGATACCAGCATCGAATGCGCTAGAACCCTTATAACCAACAATCATGTAGTTAGCGCCTGCATATGGGTCGATATAGACCTTCATGCGACCGTTTAGAACACCAGCAAATGTGTTGCCTGTGTCGTCAACATTTAGCTTGTTAGCAAGAGCAGGAGCGTAATCTAGAACGCCTGCCATCTGAAGAGCAGAAGCAACATCAGAAGAGCAAACTAGAACATTGCCCTTACCACGACGGGTCTGCTTGGCAATCTCATTGGCTTCACGCTCAATCTGGAACATGAGACCTTTGAACTTCTCGACGCTCCAACGACCATTAGAGTCAACGTCTAGGTCGAAAGTACCAGCGGATGCTGTGTCGCTCTGTGCGCCAGCTTTAGCTGTGTGATAGATTGTACGAATAACTTCACGGTTGATTTCCGAAAGGATTTCAGCCGAAAGAATATTAGCAAGCTCTGTCTCAGCGTCAAGACCGTGGATAGCCTTTAGGTCTTGTGCTAGTTCAGTTGTGTACTCTGCTTTGAGGGCACGAGACTTGGCTGTAACAGTAACCTTGTCGATTGTGAAACCCATTTCTTCGTAAGCAGTATTGGCTTCCATATTAGCTGTAGTTACGCCAGTACCTGTTGTTTCGGAACCAGCACCGAGAGCATTAGCGTGTGTGCCTGTACCAGAGAAGTCGGTATCAGCTTCGTTGAACAGCGCTTCTTGCGTTGTGTCAATAAGGTTAGCTGTGTTAGCGAAGCGAGACTTCATAGCGAAGATGAGACCAGAAGGACCAGTCATTGGCTGAACGCCGCAGATATCATAAGCCATCAGGTTTGGCATAGAGCGCCGAACGAGAGAGATAAGAACGGGATCATAAGTGTCAACGTTAGTTGCGCCGTCACCAATGTTGTTCGCTGGTGTTTCGTTAAGTAGTGTGTTGGTTGACCAAGCACTACCTTCTCTCAAAGCCACTTGTGTGTTTTCTAGAATAATAGCAGTTACTGATCTCTTATGTGGATCGCTAATCCCTTCGAGGTCTGGATGCTCCAGAATAGGCTGCCACTTGGTGTTTAGTTCTTCGTTTAACATTTGGAAGATTCTCCTTAACTAAGAATATTTGATGTAATTATTTATATTATTTGATATTTCTAAAAGTCTTGCTGATAGATTTAGCGTATAGCGCCATCTGAGGATCAACATACTTTGTATCTGATTCCTCATTTACTGGGTCTAATTCGTCTGTCTCTTCAACAATTGCTGATTTGCCGAAATAGTTTTCTTTGATGATTTCGACCTTACGGCTGTAATCATCAAGGTCTACATATTCTAGACCTTCCGTAAGTGAACGCAGCTTTTCAGCCTGTGTGTATGCGAGGCCTTCGGAAAGGGTATCAAATACATCGGACTTCTTAGCTTCATCAAGCTCTTTAGAAACCTCAATATTGGTATCGATTTGTTCATTGAGGCTAGCTTCAAGTGCTTCGATCTTCTCTGCCATTTCAGCGACCAGATCGACTTGTTCATCAGGCACATCAATACGATGCTCTGAGAAAAGTTCTTTGAGACCAGAGATGAATGACTCTGCAATATCGGAACGAATGCCGCTTTCAACTGCAAGCGTATTTTCTTCCATCCACTGTTCTGCAACATAATC